AGCCAAGATGGTATCGGTCATCAAAGCAGCATCAGAAACTACATGGCAAGCGGCTGCATGGTGGCTGGAGCGCAAGCACAAAGCCGAGTGGAGTAGCCGGGTAGAGCAGACTGGGGCAGACGGTAGCCCGGTCAAGGTCATCGTGGAGTATTCGGACAAACCGAATGCATGAGCTACACCACGGCAACTGCTTAGACATCCTGCGAACCATGCCGGATGCTTCCGTTTATGCGGTTGTAACGGATCCGCCTTACGGCTTATCCTTCATGGGCAAGCGGTGGGACTATGACGTGCCAAGCGTTGAGATATGGGAGCAATGCCTACGGGTACTCAAGCCTGGCGGTTACCTGCTGGCGTTTGCAGGGACACGTACACAACACCGCATGGCAGTACGCATTGAAGATGCAGGGTTTGAGATTCGCGACATGATTGCATGGATGTACGGCTCTGGCTTCCCTAAGTCTCACAACCTGCAAGACGATAGGCAGGGATGGGGTACGGCACTCAAGCCTGCCATGGAGCCTATTACCATGGCACGTAAGCCCTTCAAAGCCACGGTAGCGCAGAACGTGCAGGAGTGGGGTACAGGCGCAATCAACATTGACGGTTGCCGGATACCTTGCGATGATGGATTTGAAAAGGCATGGGATAAGCCAGTCTCAACCAACATATCTGCCAAGGGTGGAACGTTCATATCTGAAGGCATTCAACATCAAGTAGATTTGTCAGAATATAAACCATCGGGCCGCTGGCCTGCTAACGTCATGCACGATGGAAGCGCTGAGATTCTGCAAGGCATGGGCGAAGCGGCACGGTTCTTCTACACGCCTAAAGCCTGCAAGGATGACCGGGACGATGGGTGCGAGATGATGGATGCCAAGCAGTACTCCCATGACGGCAGAGAAAAGCGACTAGAGAACGCATATCAACGCAACGACAGCAAGGCGCACAACTTTCACCCAACCGTAAAGCCTACCGACCTGATGCGCTACTTGTGCCGCATGGTTACACCTGCTGGCGGCATCGTGCTTGACCCATTCACCGGATCAGGGTCTACAGGGCGCGGTGCTGTCCTTGAAGGCTTCCGGTTCATTGGATGCGAGATGGACGCTGACTACATCGAGATAGCAAAAGCCCGCATCCTTGCAGCTGAGAAAGCGTACCAACCTTGCCTGACATTCGACTAGTCCTACCTCGACCGCATGAAGCCCAGCAGGTCATTCTGCGGGAAGCCAAGCGGTATAACGTCCTTGCCTGCCTAATGTTTACCGTGACCGATTCGCATATGTTCTTCATGTGATGAAAACAACTGAAGGTTGTCTATGTGATTGTTGTTTGGATTCCGATCAACATGATGGACAACCTCGGTTTTCAATAGTGGTCTACCGATGTGCTGTTCCATAACGACCCGATGTTCTAACGCATACTTTGTGCCAGATGATGTCGTGTCGGCTGGATTCAAATAATCATCTGCAACGGCTATAAGGACATAGCCATCTTTTCTAACTTTCCTGCCACCTTTCCACAAAGAGCATTCAGCTTTCCGTTTACCAAACATAGGATTATCTTTACCAAACCTTTGCACACCAAACATTGGATTATTCTCGCCCGATACATCACGAGTCCACGATGGATTGTCAATGGTATTTTTATGGGTACGGTGGCAACTCTTACTGCAATAAATGCTGTCACGGCTTGGTGGAGTACTAAAGGATGATTGGCAAACAATGCATAACTTAGTAAGTGCTTTACGTTTACTTTCTCCGCAGCACTTAGCACTGCAGAATCTTGGGCGCATACTCGGTGGAGTATCATATTCACGATGACAGGTTTCACATACTCTTTTCATATAAAACATTGTATCATGCGGGTGAAGAATGCCTGATATTAGATTGATTCTCCCTCGACCTCATGAAGCACAGCAGGTGATAATGGCACAGGCAAGGCGATACAACGTCCTTGCCTGTGGCTGAGTGTAGGTCGAAGATTCGGTAAAACAACACTAGGCGGGAACCTGCTATCTGATCCGGTATTGCGTGACGGTCTGCCGTGCGCTTGGTTTGCCCCTACCTACAGGCTACTAGAAGAGGCGTACAACGACCATAAAAGGATTTACCAGCCCGTCATTCGGCGAGCTGTGCAGACACCTGCCCCGCGTATTGAACTGATTACCGGTGCGGCAATCGATTACTGGACTTTGGATGACCCGTCAACCGTAGCCCGTGGTCGAAAGTACAAGCGGGTCATCATCGATGAAGCCGCCATGGCAAGACATCTTGAGCAAGCCTGGACGGAAGCCATACGCCCAACGCTAACCGACTACAGGGGGGATGCGTTCTTTCTGTCTACGCCTAAAGGTAGCAACTACTTCAAAACCTTACACTCGATGGCGGCTGCAGATCCCGACTGGATGGCATGGCAGATGCCGACAACGGCTAACCCTTGGATAGATGCCGCTGAGGTAGACAAGGCGGGAGAGTCACTGCCGAGCATCGCGTTTAGGCAAGAGTATTTAGCAGAGTTCGTTGATGCCGCTGGAGCCAGAATCAAGCGGGAGTGGTTGAGGTTTGGGGATGCTCCTGAAGGTTTGCCGGTCTACCTTGGTGTTGACCTTGCCATATCGACCAAGGCGGAAGCAGATTACACCGCCGTGGTTGCTTTGTCCCGTGCAGATGACGGCACGATCTACGTGCTGGATGTCAACCGTACCCGTGCGGACTTTGCTTCCGTGTTGCGGTTCATCGAGGCTATGGCTGAGAAGTGGCATCCAGTTATGATTGGCATCGAGCAGGTGCAATATCAGGCCGCTGTTGTTCAGGAGCTTATGAGGCGTACAAAACTGCCTATCCGGGGCATCCGCCCAGACCGTGACAAAGTGACCCGCTTTGGGCCTTTGGAGGCTCGGTACGAGCAAGGGCAAGTCGTACACGTTGACGGGCTGCCACCTTACTGGCAGGATGAGTTGTTATCCTTTCCTGTCGGCAGGCATGATGACGTGGTGGATGCGATGGCGTACGCTTGGCAGGTGATCGGACAGCGCAAAGGCTGGGGAGCCGTCTAAAATATATATCCCTATATACTTGACGTGTATATACTTACAGTATATATTGATGACATCAAGCAGGGAGATAGAGATATGAAACTAAAGACCGCAAACAAAGAGATTCGCCAAGTGTTGACAGAGGATGGCGTGGTTGTTGATGTAGCACCGGTTGGTACTTGGCAATGTGCCGGTGAATGGGCAGAGTCGCTTATCAAGATGAACGCAGACACTGAGACATCTTGGTATTACGAAGGCTCAAGCGAGAACGGAAACATCAAGACATACATTGTTAGCGGAGACGCTTACCGCTACGAGATGAAGACAATCTAAACCACTAAGCCACACAGGCCCCCGCAAGGGGGCTTTTTTGTTTCTGTGGGATACTACAGCCATGGGTATCTTTGACCGCTTCCTCGGCAGAAAAGCCGCAGCCAACCCGACACAGGCACTACCGCTCCCTCTTAGCCAGAGTAGGGACATCTACCTAACCGGTTACGGTTCAGGTCAGCTGCAAACACTCTTGCGCCGTGCGCTTCCTGGCTCAACCAAAGACTGGTCGAGGATAGCCGGTGACCTTGGGCTAAACGGGGTTGTAGCATCTGCCATTGACTGGTACGTTAGGAACTACCCTCAAGCAACACCACGCTACTACCGACCGGTAGACAGCCAGCAAGCAGAACCTGTTGAAGACCATCCGGTAATCCAGCTCATGGCTCAACCGGATCCGATGATAATGGGTTCCTTATTTTGGTCTTGGGTCATCCAAGATTACAAACTCTTCGGCAACACCTACCTACGCAAGATTCGATCTACTACCCGTGGCGTAGTGACCGCTCTGCAGTTCCTGCCGCAGGACATGGTTAGACCGGTAGGCAATGGCGTAAACCCGCTGACGCACTACATCTACACCACGGATGGGCGCTCTTTTGACATCCCGGTATCCGACATCATCCATATCCGGTACAACCGTGACCCGCAGGACATCCGCTTAGGACGTAGCCCGGTTATGGCTGTACTGCGTGAGATAGCCACCGATAACACGGCATCCACTACCGCTTATGGACTCTTGGCAAATGGTGCTATGCCATCGCTCATCGTCGGGCCTGATGCCAAAGACCAGACCGTTGATATCTCGATGGATGACGCCCGGCAGGTGAAGCGACAACTACATGAAGACCTTACCGGGGACGGTTCAGGCGGCATCGTGGTAATGACCGGTGCCTACAAACTTGACCGGGTGAGTCTTACGCCTTCCGAACTTGCATTAGATTCCGTGAGACGTGTTCCTGAAGAGCGTATCTGTTCAGCCATGGGCATAAACCCTATGGTGCTTGGGCTTGGCGCAGGGCTTGACCGGTCTACCTACAACAACTTTGAGCGCGCCCAACAAGCGGCTTGGGAAGATGGAATGGTGCCTTTGCTCCGTACCCTTGCCGATGCTATTACCGCTGACCTCCTGCCAGAATACCCAGAGACCCAAGAGGGTGACTTTGTCCAGTACGACTTGGAAACCGTCAGGGCTTTGGCTGATGACTTAGCGGCTGAAGCCGAGCGAGCAGAGCGGTTGTACAAGGCTGGCATCATTGATAGAGCGGAAGCAAAGCGCATTGCTGGTCTTGAAGCCGTGCCGCAGGATGAAGGACAGCTACACCCGCAAGCCATCCCGGTACAGACTACCGATGCTCCTATTCCTGAGATCCGTTCTTTCGACATGAAATATCGACCAACTGCATCCATGAAGGAAGCGGCACAACGAGCTTTGGATTGGAAGGCTGAGGGGTTCGATGGCGGCACGAGGGTAGGACTTGCTCGTGCTAACCAGATTGTCAATGGAGAGCAACTATCCGAGGATACGATTCTCCGGATGTATTCGTTCTTCTCCCGGCACGAGGTAGACAAAAAGGCTGAAGGCTTCAACAGTGGTGAAGACGGCTTCCCAAGTCCGGGGCGTGTAGCCTGGGACTTGTGGGGTGGCGATGCTGGCTTTAGATGGTCTACATCCAAGCGGGACGCTATGCAGCCTGATGGCAAGAGCCTTGATGGTGACCACGTCTGCACTCCG